ACACTAGAGTTATCAGGAAAGAAGGACTCAGACACACAATCGAAAATTACATATTTTGATACGTTACAATACACACTTAAGATTCTCTTAAACAGTATTTACGGAACGTTTGCCAACAAGCACTCTTCGTTGATGGATATCGATAATGCAATGTCAATTACAATTACTGGACAGAATGTAGCTAAAGCTGGGTCTATAATTGTTGATCGGTATATTAATAAAAATTTTGGCATTACTGGGAAATCTGCAACAATTTACCAAGATACAGATTCGGTGTATGTAACAATCCAACCGGTACTGGATAAACTAAATATACCTCTTCTTATTGACGGAGAAATTAATCCGGATGTCAATCAGATTGTCGACAACATCGACTCAGAAGTTAATAAAGAGATTTTGATTTGGGCTAAAAGTGATCTCTATTCAATAGATCCGCGATTTGCGTTTAAGCGCGAAGTTATAGCTGACGTTGGTGTTTTTCTTCAAAAGAAAAGATACATTCTTCGTGTATTAAACAATAAGGGAATCAAAACAGACAAGTTTAAATTTGTTGGGGTAGAGCTCGTAAGATCAACTACTCCGAAAAAAGTTAAGAAGTTTATCGAAAATGTAACTAAAACGGCTCTTCTTACGCGTTCTATCAAAGAAGCGAATGAAGCGTATAGAACAGGATACGAAGATTTTTGCAAGCTCCATCCAGACGATGTTGCGCTAAGAACTTCAATTAACAATCTAGAAAAATATGCAGACGGAGCTTCTCTTTACAAATTCAAAGACGCGACTCCTTCTCACGTCAAAGGAGCTATTGCTTATAACATTCTTATTAAACAGCTTGGCTTGTCCGACAAGTTAGAAGTAATTCAGACCGGACAAAAAGTTAAAAAGATGTATTGTACTAAAAACAAGTATGGATTGGATGCAATTTCATACACAGCAAATCTTCCGGACGAATTTGGTCTCAAAGTAGATTGGGACAGAATGTTTGAAAAGCTTGTGACTCAGCCTGTAGAAAGACTCTACGACGCAATTGGCTGGTCTCTTCCAGCTATCGGAAAAGAATTGCAGACAGATCTCTTTGAATTGTTTGGTTAATGAAATACACTAAACACATTTTTAAGATGTTGCAATGCATTATGGATAACGATTGTTATTTAGAACAATTTTTAGACGAAGATATTAATGAAGAAATATTAACAGCTCTTTGTGCAAATGACTTAGTATGGATCGCAGAAGACGATAGACTGTTAACAACAAATACTGGGGAACAATCACTTTTTAATTATAAATTGACTGTTGAACCTAACAAAAAAAGGAGTAAATTAAAGGAGATATGAGTAATACAACAAATAACTTAGTAGTTTTTCTTGACACAATCGGAAGAACAATCATCGGAAAAGTAACAAACGAAACAAACGAGATTCTCTCTATCGAGAATCCAGCGCTTGTAGCGGTTCAGCCAAACACCCAGACAGGTCAGATTCAACTTCAGATTCTGCCTTTGTTCTTCAGAGAGTTTCAGGCCGATCGTGCTCAATCAACTGTTTGGCACTTTAAGAAGGCTAACATCACAGTTGCTGACGAGATTACTTTTGTAGTCCAGTTTGCTGCTCAGTATGAGCAGTTGTTTGCAGCCCCTACAGCCCCTCAGAGCTCCTCTGAAGTTGTCAAACTTTTTGAAGATTAATTCCCAAAGTTATACATAAATTCGAAAAGGCCTCTTCGGAGGCCTTTTCTTTTGTTGAAATTTAACCAAAAGATAGTAATATATTCAATATGGCTAAACAAAAGAACGAAGAAGTAGTAGAAAAGAAGGGATCCATTGCTGACGCTTTTAAGATTTTAGAAAATCTTAATCCTTCAGCTAAGTCTTTAGACGATGGAAGTTTATCTTCTGTAAACGAATGGATCGATACAGGATCTTATGCTCTTAACGCAATTATTTCTGGATCTCTTTATGGTGGGATCCCAATGGGAAGATTGACAGGATTTGTTGGTCCTGAGTCTTGTGGAAAAACTCTTATGGCAAACAAGATTATGGCTAATGCCCAAAAGAAGGGTATGTATGTAGCATATTTTGATACAGAAGGAGCTCTCGATGAAGCTACGGCCAAGCGTCTTGGTTGTGATACATCAAAGATCAAACACGTTCCCTCCGAGATCACTGAGCAGTGCAGAAATGAAATTGTTCAGTTTTTAGGATCAATTGTTGCTAATAATCTTCAAGGTCAAGTGTTACTTGTTATTGATTCTCTTGGTAATCTTATTACTACACAGGAAAAAAAGAAAATAGATGAAGGAACCGATACGGTTGACATGGGAAATAGAGCACGACAGCTCAAGAGTTTAATGAGAGCTGTTACGCACGCTGCAGCAAAGGCTAACTGTCCAATAATTTTTACCAATCATATTTACGACGATCCTTCACAACTCCATCCTTCAGCAATTAAAAAGCAAGCGGGCGGTTCAGGTCCTTTGTATATGGCTTCTGTTACAGTACAAATGGCTAAAAAAACCGAAAAGGCTGAAGATAGTAAAAATAAAGATTCTAATTCAGAAACCACAATTCTTTCTAAAGGCATCAATGGTCTTACATTAAGAGCTTTAACAACGAAGAATCGCTTCGTAACTCCATTTTTAGAAATCGAAATGTATTTAAATTTTAGAACTGGTTTAAACAAATATTCAGGTCTATTAGAGATGGCAGAAGGTTATGGGGTTATCGAAAAGCAAGGTCATCGCTATGCATTCAAAGGAGAATCTCTCGGATTCTTTAAAGATTGGAAAGACAACGAAAGTGTTTGGAAAAAAATTATGCCCGCTCTTGAAGCTAAATTGCAAACCGAGTTGTGTTTCAAAAACGAATCAAACGAGTCGTTTTTGACAGATCTAGATAATGATATTGACGACGAGCTAAAGCAGTAAAATAAGAGCTAAAAAGATAAATATATGCGTGAATATTATTGAAAGAAAACTTAAAGAATCGGGGTTAGTTTACGTTACAGATTGGAATCTGTCAGAAATAACAAATTTGGAGTGTATAAAAACTTTAAGTAAAGACAGCAAAGGAAAATTTCCATATTTCTATACGTGGTATGCAAAATACCAAAACAACACATTTAAATTAAATTTGTGTAGAAAAAAAGAGGTATATCCTTTTATCTTTCATATCTTTTGTAAAGATTGTAACATTTCTTTAAAAGAAAACGTAAAAATTAGTTCATTGTTTGCTTTTACTACTTCGGATATTAATGAGTTAAAGTATTCAGAAAGGTTTTCAATAAGATGTAAAAAATGTTCTAGTAAAAGAAATGGTACAGAAACAAAAGATAAAGCCAGACAAACGTGTCTAAAGCGTTTTGGATATGATTGCAGCTTTAATAAGCCAGACTTCCACACCAAATCAAAAGAAACCAAAATACAAAAGTACGGATTAAACTATCAAAGGAACGCCGCCAAAAAATCTCAACAGACATATTTTAACAAAACTGGATTTACACACAATATGAGAAATCCTGATTGTGTAAAGCATCATGTAGAAAACCGACGACTAACCATTTCACGTTGGAATCCAGACCGAAAGTGTGAATTTAACAAAAAAAGACTTCTTTCATACTCTAAAGACGAATCTCAAGGTTTATTCGGTAAAAAAAACAAAAATAAAAACAATCGTAGCAAGATTTCTATAGATTTTTATGAAAATTTAGTTAATAACACCCAACACTATATATGTGTCGAAGAACAGATCGGAAGATATATAGTAGATTTTTTAATTCCAAATGTTTGTATAATTGAGTTTTACGGAACATTTTGGCACGCTGATCCTAGAAAATTTAAAGCAGACGACATAATTCGAGTTAGAAACGGAGCAAACGACAATCCCACAGCTTATAGTATATGGAAAAGGGACACAGACAGAATTAAATTTTTAGTAGAAGAAACCAAACTCCCGTGTATTATTGTATGGGAAGATGATTATAGACAGAACAAACAGAAAACTATCAATAAAGTTTTGAAAAAGATAAAATGTATTCACAACAAACATTTAACGCATGAGTAAAACTCCTATTCAGCCCAAGCTTGACTTGGATTATTTTGAAAACATTCTATTGTTTAATGCCTTATCAGACCCAGAGTATTTAAGCTCCATTGTATCTCACTTAGATCCATCTCTATTCGTAGATAAAAGCATCGGCAAAATTGTTAGTAAAATAACTGAGTTCTTTTCTCAAAGAGGGTCTGTACCTACAATTACAGAGCTTAAAGCTCGGATGACGTCTGATGACGATAGAAAGGCTTTAGATGACGCAAAATCAAAGATAGCACAGTTACAAACTTCATTTAACAAGGATGAACTTGCTATAAACACTGAGCGCTTTCTTAGAGAGCGTTTTATATACAAGACTATTCTTAACGTAGCTGATAAGTTTTCTGATCAATCATTTCAAATTGAAGAAGCACTTGTTGAGTTTGAAAAGGCATACAATATTACACTTTCCGAAAACCTCGGTCATTGGTATTTTGAGGACATTGAGCGTCTTACAAAAGAGCTTACTTCTACGTATAACCCTATTCCAACCGGGTGGAAGTTTTTTGATGATAAGTGTGAGGGAGGAATGTTTCCGAAAACACTTACAGTTTTTGCTGGCCAAGTCAACGTGGGTAAATCAATTGTATTAGGAAATATTGCAGCAAATATGGTACTTGCTGATAAAAATGTTTTACTTGTTACATTGGAAATGTCTGAGTTCATGTACGCAAAGCGAATTAGCAGCCAACTCACACAAATTCCTCATGGAGATTTGAAAACCTTTACTAATGAACTGAAAGAGCAAGTAGACAATATTAAGAAAACTCTTAGCAGCCGTTTAGTCATTAAAGAATATCCACCGAAGACTGTTACAGTAAGACAGATCGATTCGTTCATCACAAAACTTAAACACAAAGGGTTTGTTCCGGATATTATTGTAGTTGACTACGTAAACTTAATTCATCCTATTGCTAAGAATCTTAATTCATACGAATCTGTGAAGGAAATTTGTGAGCATCTACGAGCTTTATCCTTTAAACATAGTCTGCCAATTGTCAGTGCTACACAACTCAATAGGGGGTCGTTCAACACTGTGAGTCCTGGTATGGAAGGAGTATCTGAGAGTATTGGACTAGCTGCTACAACGGATGTAATGTGCTCTATTTGGCAAGATGAAGAGAGCCGCGAGATGGGAGTTATCAACATGGGAATGATGAAAAATCGTTTTGGTCCTAATTTTGGCTCTGGGGCCTTTAGATGTAACTACAACACATTGACTCTAAAAGAAACGTCGTTGGATTATTTTGAAAATGATACTCCATCTACAGACAATGTTGTCAGAAGCGTTGATGATGCGTTAAATAAACTTTCTAATGACTAAAGAGCCAACAGTAATGATGCATAGTGATCTTGATGGTTTAACGTCATATCTTGCACTCTGTTGGGCTGTTGGAAAAAAACTAAGTTACGCTGTCTCAACACCTATGAAACTTGAAGAGGATGTTGATAAACTCCTCGCAAGGACGACTGAAGACACCCCTTTGTATTTCTTGGATTTAGATGTATCAAAGGTAGGAGACAAAATTGATAGAAAAAACGTAACTATTATTGATCACCATAAAACAAATCTTTATCCGTTTAAGAACGCCAAAACAACGATTGTTAATTTTAGTTCATGTACCAAATTAATTTACAAAAATCTTATCGAGCCCAACAATTTGCCAGTTACAGTAGCCCAAAAGACCTTGATTGCTCTTGCAGATGATTGGGATTCAAACACTAGAGCAACTACTCTCTCAGAAGACCTTAATATAGTCTATCATAGTACAAAAAATAAGGTTGCGTCCTTCATCGAAGATTATTATGAAGGTTTTAAACCTTTTGATAAATTCAAATCAAACACTATCTTGCTCTACAAGAAGCATAGAAAAGAATATTTGAATACATTGAAACCATTTATCGGAATTGTTGAGTTTGAAGGAACTCCTGTTCAAGTTGGATCAGTCTTCTGTGACAAATATGTTGCTGAATGCTGCAACTTTCTTTTCGAAAAATATAAAGTAGAAGTAGCAATTGCTGTGATGGTTGAGCAAAAAAGAATTGCTGTAAGGAGATCTCCAACAAACCATTTAGTGGACGTTTCCAAATTTGTACAAAGAATTGCTAACGGCGGTGGCCATGCTGCTGCAGCTGGAGGAAACATTACAGAAGAGTTTATTGAATTTACTAAGATGTTGAAGCCAACAGAATAACGGTTAAATACCGTTACAATGTTTTCTGCTAACTTAGAACTCGACACATCAAACGCTAATCCTTTAGATAGAATTCGGTCCAGAGAATTTATAGACGGTGTGCTCAAAGCCGGATCATTCATTTCGATGCTCGAAAACAAAAAGATTAACGTAACTACGCTGTTTGTTCTTTTATTTGAAAGCCCCAAGTACCAAGACTTCTTTACAGAAATTACAGCATCAGATTCC